CACTAGGATTGGTGTTGGGGTATTACTTTGGGAGTTCTGTGGGGTCTGCACACAAAACCGAGCAACTCTCAACGGTGCTCAACAATAAGAAATAAAGTTCCCCACTATTTGATAAAAGAATACGGTCTTGTGTCATATAACCCTCTTTTTCTGCAACTTTGCCGTGGTGCGCCACGATAACACTGTGGATGAAAAGGTGTCAAGGTTATGGTTTTACTGTGTTAAAAATTCGCTAGTTTTCTAAGGAGTTTATATGTCTAATGCAACAGTTTCGCGTGTAGGTCAAGTAAATGCTTCTGGTGGGTCACTCACTAATGATACCGCATTGTTCCTGAAGGTATTTTCAGGAGAAGTGTTGGAAGCATTCAAGGAAGTCAATGTGGCTATGGAGCGTTCTCTCGTTCGCACCATTTCTAGTGGTAAGAGCGCACAGTTCCCTGCTACTTGGAAGGCAGTCGCACAGTTTCACACTCCTGGTGCTGAAATTGTTGGTCAGGCGATCAATCATAACGAACGTATCATCAACATTGATGCGCTCTTGCTTGCTGATGCCTTTGTTGCCAACATTGATGAAGCGATGAACCACTATGATGTGCGTTCAATCTACAAGAACCAACTGGGCTACGCCTTGGCGAATGCTTCAGATAAGTTCTTGCTTCAGTTGATGGTGCTTGCGGCTCGCGCCTCAGCAACGGTCAGCGGTGGATACGGTGGAACTGAATTGTCCAACGTGGACTATGACAATTCCCCAAACACCTTGGCAACTGGATTGTTTGATGCGGCTACCGCATTGGACGAAAAGGATGTGCCTGATGATGGTCTCCGCACCGGTTTCTTCCGTTCAGACCTGTATCACATGTTGGTGCAGTCTGATCGTGCAGTCAATCGTGACTGGAACGCACAAGAAGCAAACGGTTCTTACAAGTCTGGAAAGATCATGGAAATCTGTGGTATCCAGATTGTCAAGAGCAACCATGTTCCTCACACGAACTTGTCAGCAATCACCGTGCCTCTCTGTGATTCCACAACCACGAACAACACCTATGAAGGTGACTTCTCGGATATTGTTGGAGTTGTGACTCACAAGAGCGCAGTCGGAACAGTCAAGTTGTTGGACCTCGCAACTGAGATTCAGTATGACGTTCGCCGCCAGGGAACGCTCATGGTCGCAAAGATGGCAGTTGGACATGGAATTCTACGCCCAGAAAGCGCAGTTTCCTTGGACATCACTCCATAAGTAAGTGAAAGATTAGGGGAGTTTGGGTAACACCAGACTCCCCTTTTTTTCCTTTTTAGAAAGAGGACCAATGGCTACACAAGAACGGATGACGACAGAACTCGGAGCAGTAAATGCTATGCTGGCAGCAGTCGGTGAAGCACCATTGAACACGTTAGTTGGAAATTTTCCAGCGGGTATTCAAATCGCCATTGACCTCCTACGCCAAACCTCACGTCAGATTCAATCAGTGGGTTGGAATTTCAATACCGAAGATGATTTTGAATTATCCATCAACCAATCAGGTGAAGTGGAACTTCCAGGTAACACGCTTGATGTGGATTTAACGATTGAAAGTGGTGAAATTGACATCGTTCAACGTGGCTTACGACTCTATGACAAGCAGAATCACACCTATACATTTACGGTAGCACCGCGCTGCACACTCATCACCATGTTGCCGTGGGATGAACTCAACCAACCCGCACGACAATATATCATGACCCGCGCAGCCCGAATCTATCAGGATCAAACGGTAGGTTCTGGAGATCACCACGTATTCAGTATGCAGGACGAACAAGTTGCCTACCAAGTTCTCCAGGGGTCGAACGCAGAGAACGAGGATGCGACAATTTGGGATTCGTGGGACGTTGCCTCAATAGTCCGACGCAAAAGACCACAAACCATATCTTTTTAGGTGATCAATGCACCAAAAAGAGGAACATTCTTAAGACTCAGATCGCCAACTTCTAAGAGGATACTCCCATGAGCTTGATCTCGGATTCTATTCCAAATTTGATACAGGGAATTTCGCAGCAACCTGATTCCTTAAGAAACGTGAGCCAATTAGAGTCTCAGGAGGATTGTTATTCCTCTGCGGTTGAAGGATTGATTCGTAGACCACCCACTGAACATCTTGCTCAAATCTCAACGACTCCCCTTGATATGGCATTTATGCACACGATCAACCGTGATGTTGACAATCGCTTCAAACTGATCCTCACCAACGGAAACATCCAGATATTTGATTTATCAGGTGTGGCACAAACTATTGATTTTATTGATGAAGATTTGAGGATTCTGAATAGTCAAGCCGGTATCGCAAATGGAGCAACCTATGTGATCTCCGCAGCCCACGGTGAGTCTAATCTTGACTTCACGGTATCAGGGATCACCAATACCGCAGTGGTCATTCTTGAAGGATCAAAGGATGGCGTAGGCTGGACGACCTTAGCGACGACCGGAGCCAATGGCACGACTGCGAATGTGGCTATAGCGAATAACCTCCTCATGCGTTCCTCTGTGATCGTCTGGTCAGCAGGGGGTAGTATCTCTTCTACCGTCACCTATTCAAATCAACGATATCTGAATATCGCACAAGAAATCTTGACGCTCAACGATCATCTTGCAGCTAATACTACCGGTGCATCAGTATTACTCAATGCCTCACCGGGCGAATCCCTCTTACGCTTTGCCGCCTCAAACACCTTTGTCGGCAATGTGACGTTACAATTATCCGAGGATAATGCCACCTGGACTAACGCCCATACATTTACCAGTGAGACATATGGCAACACCGCTCTCCTCTCTATTGGTGATAACTTGTATGCGCGGGGAGTGGTCTCTGATTATGTCTCAGGAGTGATCTCTTCTTCGGTGACTCTTCGCACCGCATTCAGTTCTCCATCCAGATCAGTGATGCGAGCCATGACCGTTGCAGATTTTACCTTTCTTGTCAATACTGAAAAAATTCCATTAATGGAATCAACGCTATCTGTCACACGACCCTATGAGGGACTCGTCTTTGTCAAACAGGGTAATTATGGTTCCAGGTATCTCATTTATGTGGATGGAACAGAACGAGGCAATATCACCACATCCGATACCGTCGCGTCAACCATCCAAACCACTGACATTGCGAACCAACTCTATCAGGACTTGGTAGCATGGGCTGGCGCGGGATACTCCTTTGCCCTTATCGGCTCTGTGATTCATATTTCCAATTCCATTGCAGATTTCAAGCTTCGTGTCTCTGATCCTCATGGTGGGAACGATATCCAGGTATTCAAGGATATCACACCAACCTTCTCAGAACTTCCTACTGAGGCACCTGATCTCTTCAAAATCGCCATTGATGCTGATTTGACCACCGATCAGGGAAAATATTATGTAGAAGCAACGGTCAATCAAACAGGGGAGACGTTTGGACCCTGCACATGGAGAGAAACACTCAAGAGTAGTATCCCCTATCGTATTGATGCCTCTCTCATGCCCTATGCCGTGGTTCACAATGCGGATAACACCTTCTCGTATGGGCAAATTGACTGGGCAGATCGTCTTGTCGGCACGAATATCTCTTGCCCTGACCCTACGTTTATTGGTTCTACGATCAATGATCTATTCTTTTATAAGAATCGTTTGGGGTTCCTCTCAGAAGAAAACTTTATTCTTTCTGAAACCGCAGAATACTTCAACTTCTTCCGCACCACCATGATTCAGATAAAAGATACTGATATAGTTGATGCTCGCGCCACACATGTCAAGGTCTCTATTCTTCGTCGTGCCGTTCCCTATAACAGAAACCTGATGATGTTCTCTGATTTGACCCAGTTCATTATTCCTGCTGATACCCCGATGACTCCAAAGACCGTTCGTGCAGATGTGGTATCTGAGTATACGAGCACATTGGACGCTGCACCGGTCAATGCGGGACGTTCAATTTTCTACATGTTCCACAGGGGCGATTATGAAGGTATGGGTGAACTGACGGCTTCAGAGACCGTATCGGATGTGTATGAGGGAGCAGATGTGTCCACCCACGTTCCGAGCTACATACCTGCTGGAGCCAGTGCGGTATCTGTATCCGTGTTGGCGGGTGTGGCGGCGCTCCTGACGACCGGTGATCCTGATAGTATCTACCTCTATAAGACTGAATTTCACAAGGGGCAAAAACTCCAAGAAGCCTGGTTCCGTTGGACGTTGGGGCAATACTCCACATTCGACACGACCATCATCAACCTAGATTTTATTGAAAATACCTTGTATCTCTTAGTGCAGCGTAACGGTGAGGTGTTCCTAGAACAAGTGCGTCTCGTTCCAAACCGC